CCGCGCCGTCTGTCGGCTGGATCTATGACCACCGGCCAGTACACGACCGACGGAACTCCGCTGACACCGGAATCTCCAGGCGCGGCCATTGGTTACGTGGACATCATGCTCCAGCAGCGCGGCGACGTGTCGAGCGTATCGGATATTGTCCGGGCGATTGACCTGTTCGACACGCTGGCGGTCAACAGCAAGACGATGGGCTCGGATGCAGCACTGGACTTCGATTTCGTGTGTTCGCACGCGATTTGTTCCCAGGCCGGGGCCGCCGATGCGGATGGCACTCCGAATCCCATCCCGGCCGGCCAGACCACCATGTATGGCAGCAACACGTCTTACGAACGTTTTGCCGGCGTGCCCAACACGCTGAACAGTGCAGCCGACTTTGCCGCATTGGCGGCCCTCGGCAATGCGGCGGCGCGCCTCACCCGCCCGGTGCATCTAGGCGCGATGACCCGCATGCGCGGCATCAACGGCAAACCCGGCATCCCGATGATCAACGGGAAGTTCAAGGCCATCATCGCCCCCGAAGTCATGGGCGATTTGCGGCAGGACCAGACCTGGGTCAACACAGCGGTGTTCAACAACACGCCCAAGATCGGCATTGACCAGTGGGTTGAGTTCACGCTGGACGGCTGCGACTTCATCGAAGCGCAATCGCCGTTCATCGAGCAGGCCGGAACTTACGGCAGTTACTCGCCATCGTTGACGGATGATTGTTCGACCAACATCTACTCCAATATCTACCTCGGGGCCGAGGCGTTTGGAGTGCCGAAGTTGAGCGGTATGCGCGCCGGTTCCGATCCGCGCGCCCCGTCGCTCATCGTACTGGACAAGCCCGACAAGTCCGACCCGGCGAACCAAAAGACGATGTTCGCCTGGAAAGCCTTCTATCAGGCCGGCCTGTTGTGGACGAACGAAACGACGGACTTCCCGCATGTGGTTGTCCTGCGCTCGAAAAGCTCGTTCGTATAACCCATCGTGAACCATTGTGAACCATTGAACTGAAAGGAAAAATTACCATGAAATTCACGAAATCATTACTCGCGGCGATGCTGTTGCTGGCAACGGCGGCAATGTTGCCCGCGGCAATCACGCCCTGGCAGAACTATTCAACGGGCGGCACTGACGTTTCAACCACCTTGTGCTATTCGGTCATCACGGCCAATAGCTACAACGGGGCGGCGCCGGTCGTCACATTCCTCAACGCCACCAGTGACAAGGCGGCAAGCGTGGTGCAGTTCTATTCGGCAGGAGCGCCGGTAACTGCAATATCCAACTCGACCGTCACCATCGCGCTGCTTTCAGCTACGAATGCCAGCACGTTGTTTACCACGAACGGAGGCGTCATCATCATCAAACACAACGCCACCGACACGTATGAACGGAGGGTGTTGACCTCAAGTTCCGCTGTCGAAACCGTTCTGGTGGTCACATCCGCACCGACAACCGCCATCGCATCCGGCGATGAAATCTGGCCGATGACGACGGCCGGATTCATCCCGTGCGGGGCGGCTACAACGCTGTCACTCGTTGGCAACGGAATTTATTCCGGACAACCGGGCAAACCGCTGCTGTTGGAAGTGGACGGCACAAGTTCGTGCCAGATCAACGCAGTGTCCGCGACGTTTCGGTAACCGAAAAGCGGGGGGTGGGTTTCGTTTGTTTCCCGCCCTCCGCGCCTTAAAAATATGTTACCACCATCACCCATTCCAGGCGGTGCTCCAATGCCGCCCGACGCAGGGCAGCCAGCCGCGCCACAGACGCCGCCGGTAGTGCCCCTGACGATTCCGCTGTCATTCCTGGCCCAGCCGGACAATCAGGACCAGATGCAGACGCCGGCCAAGGGCGACTCCGGCACGATGCAGGTTGACTACACCATCACCGACGTTCAAGGCGACCAGGCCATTGTCACGCCGAACGCCGTCAACGGAAACGATCTGGCGGCCGAAGAAGCCGGCGAAAGCCCGGACGACGCCGACGAACAGGAAGGCAGCGATTTGCGGTCAATGGCATTGCAGCAATGAGCGGCCTCGCCGAAATAATCAAATCGGGCAAAGCGCCGGGGGTGATCCTCGGCGCTCCCGACCCTCAATCGGTTGACGTCGCCGTGCCCAAGGCGATCCGCGCCGTGTTTGACACGACTTACCGCCATCAGCGCGGACAGCGGCCAATCCGCACGGAAGAAGTTTATCGGGCCATCGGTTACGACGACAGAACTTTGAAAAATACATGGAAAAACTTATGAAACGAATTTTTCTCCTTATTGCAGTCTGTGGGCTGGCCTTTTGTGCCGGCGCGCAGCAGCCAATGACCACCGTGGCCGGCAGTGCGGCCTACACCAACTTGATGCCGGTCTGTGCCGCGCCGTGCAAGCTCTACGCAATTTCCGCGTACAATTCGAGTGCATCAACCGAATACGTCCAAATCTTCCAGATGGCGACCAACCCGATCAACGGGAGCATCCCAACGTGGAGTTATCCCGTGGCCGCGACCCAGTTCCTGTCCTACGACTTCAGCTACTACGGCGCGGACGTTTACCCCGGATGCGTGGTTGCCATCAGCACGACGGCGAACTCGCTGACCCTGGCAACGGCCAACTGCGGAATCCAGGCGGTGTTCAAACCATCCCGATAACATGAAAATCCTCATTGCGACACTGGCAATTTTTTTATCAACGACGGCCTGGGCCGGAATCTTTGCGCCCAGCACAAGTAGCGGGAGCGGCAGCACGACGAACAGCGCGGCGTTTGTGATTGGCGTGATGGCCACCAATAACGCGGCCACGGCGAACTATGCGACGACGGCTGAAACTCTTGGTGTCATTCTCATTCGCGGAAATTCAACGACTCAATACTTTGGATTCGCCGGGTCGGCATTCACCAACGCTTTGCAAGCTTCGGTGTCTGGCGATACGGTTCGAGTTGGAGTTGGTTGGTACACAAATGGGCTTGAGCAACCCGGTTTTCTCCTTCATTCGGGAGTGACAGTTCGCGGTTCCGGTCAGACTCCTTGGGACACCAATTTACTTACGTTTCTGCCCGGCGGAACAACCATTGGCCCGTTGCGCTACGCTAGTGATGGCACTTGCTCTAATATCTGCGTTGCAAATCTGAACATCCTCGGGACGAACGGGGCATTTATTGGGTCGGGCAACTATTCTAACAATGCCAAACTTTTGCTGGAGAATGTCTCGATGGGACAAGTGGTGAGGACTCCCACTTGGGAAACTTTCTTTTTGGTCGGAAAGCACATCAATATCCTGAACGTTTCTCTTAATAATATGGGCGGTCACGGCCCGGTTTTCAAGGGGTGTGACGATTTGGATGTGGATGGGTTGTTCCTCGACCACTGCGGCGATGCAGGGGCGGAGTCAATCATGATTGAGCCTAATAACAGTCCCACCAGCGGCAACGGTAACAACACCAACATGCGTTTCCGGCATGTGCGTATTCACAACGGCGGCAACAACGCTATCCCCATCTTCATTGATTTCGGTGACAATTCTGTGGGTGACAACATCGAGTTTGACGACGTGCAAATTGACGGCGATGACACATTACAGCTTCCAGTAATTTCTATTGGGTTTGCCGGCACAAACTCAGTCGCCAGCAACATCCGATTTAACAACGTGACTTGCAAAGGCAATGCAATATCACAGTTTCTGTATCCGGCGGTGCCGGCGGGCAATCTGGTTTCCAATGTATTTGTGTCCAACTGTTCGTTGGTCACTACGCAAGCATTCTCATTACCATCGGTAAGCGGACTTACTTTTGCCAATCTTCAGGTCAACGGGAAATCTTTTTTCACCAGTGGCCCATTTGCGCCGGAAGGACTTCCCATAGCGTTTCAACAAATTCGAGACACCAATTCGGTGGGGTTAGTTTCAAATCAGGTGGTAATCGTAGGTGGGAGTGGGGGTGGAAACATCCAAATTAAGGGTGCGCCCACCTACGGAAACAGCCAAATGGGGGCGACAATTTCCCCCGGTGATGTGGGGTTTTACAACTATGGCAGCACTATCTACATCAAAGGTGGAAGTGGTGGCGGGGCAATTTTGGACAACAATCGAGATACTCCCGGCCTGATATATTGGTCAGATGCAGGTGTGGTCAGTATTCCCGGATTGGCTAACGTCTCACCGGCTGCGCTGGCAACGACAAACTTTACTGGTTCATTTGTGATTGGCGTGGCTAGTGGCTATGCTCACTTCAAAAATGGTATTTGTATCTCGACTAACTCAACGCCATGACCCGCCCACTCACCATCTTGTGTCTCGCGTGCCTGGGGGCGACGATGCCGCCAATACCATCATCGCCAGCGGTCAAGAAGCCGCTCAACGCGAAGCAATCTTATTCGTTGATGGTTTCGGCGCTGACGGCCCGAACGGTAAAGCCGTTTCGATTGGGCATTTTGTGCAATCCGCAAACGGGGGTGGCGGATCGGATTGTGTTCAAGCAGGGGATAGTGGGCAGCGGCACTTATACGAACAGCCTGACAACGACGAATCTGGCCAATCCCCAAGGGACATATACAAACCTGCCGGTCGGTTCGCATCTTCAGTTCATAGCCGAAGCGCAACTGGGGACGAACAAGACGGATAGCGCGGCGATTACTTTCTCCGGATTCGCCTGGGCAACCAGGCTGGCCGCCACGGGGGTTTGTTTTACGGCCACGTCACTGCTGGGGCCGTGGACGCGGAGAACGAACTATGCCCTGACGATCACCAACGGCCTGACGACGGGGACGCTGTGGCTGAAGGGCAAGGATTATGTGACGAACTGGATAGTGGTATTACCATGAAATTTGAAAATAAAATTAGCGTTGATGGCATAGCGGTTTTAACTGTGGCCGTAAGTGCTGCTATTTGGCTTGGTAATTTGGATGCCAAAGTAAACGCGCTTGGGGCAGGGGCTGAGTTAAGTCGTCAGCATATCGAAAAGTTAAGCGACAATGAGGCTAGGCTTTCCGCCAGCCTTGCCGGAATTGCGGTACAGGTTAATACCATTGATAAGAAAAACCCACCAGTTATCCCATGATTCAAAGACTCATTGCCAATTGGAAAACCACCTCGGCTGGAATCATAATGATTGTCGGGGCGATAGTTCATTTATACTTCAACCGCCCGCTTACTGAGCCAATGCTGATGATGGGGGTAACGGCTATAATCGGCGGGCTTGGCCTGCTCTTTGCCGGGGATGCGAATGTCAGCGCAGTGGCTTCGGATAAAAATGCCGTCGCCATTGACCGCATAAACGCCCGTGGTTCAGACCCCGGCGCTGAAGTTCTGTCGGTGACTCCCAAGCCTTTGGAGCCTCCGGCAGAGACAAGGTCAACACCGCCGGAAGTTCCGGCACAACCAACAAATCCATGAACAAAATACTATCAACTATCGTCGTGGCCGGCGGCAGTGGCGGCGGCGACATCATCTAAAGGACGGAAAATTAAACATTCAACAATTTATGAAAAACAAAATAGTAATCATGCTGGCTGCGCTGCTCTGCGGCGCGGGTTATTCACAGGCTCAAACCGACACCAATACTCAACCCACCGTGCCGGGACTCATCAGCACGTTTGGGAAATGGGTTGGAAGTTACGACACCAACCTGACGTTTGATGACGTGATTATCTGGGATGGCCCGATTTACCAGAATCAGATCAATATCGGGAACGAACTCGGCGGCAGTTACGATGTGTGGCGGCAGAAAATCAGCACCAACAACACCAGCATTGCCAGCGTAGCTAACAAGCTGGGCGGCCAGATGTTTGGGGCGGTTGAAGCCCGGTTGCGGCAGGCCAGCATCGCGGGTGACCGACTTAGTGAAGCGGGCGGTTTGGAGTTTGGCTGGATGAAGTACGACTTCCGCGCCGGCCTATTCTCTGATCTGGTTTATCTCGATCACCCGGGAGCCGTTGGCCGGTCTGGACACATCCAGGGAGAAGGCGGCTTGTTCGCCGAAAAGATGCTGTCGAAGTCGAGTGCGCTGGGCATGTTCATCTCGTTACAGACGGGAGCCAAGCAGCCAATCATCGGAGCCAACCTCAACGTGAGCTTCGGCAACGGCACGGGATTTCTCGGCCTGTTTTAATTGCGTGCGCGTTCTGCTTTGGATCAATCAACCTGGCCAAGTGGGCGGCGTGGCGGTTGCGTATCTATCGCACGGCGACGTCACTCACGCCGGGTTTGAGCGGGCTAATGGCCGGGTGCATGAGCTTTCACCGCCGGGGGTGCATGACCGTGATTTGACGGACGCGGAACGGACAGCCGTGCGCGCGTTCCGACTGGACGGCATCACCCCCCAAATGCAAAGCCAACTGGAACGGCTGTTTGATCTGAACCTCGCGGCGGGCATCAAATACAGCTACTTCGACTTGCTCCGCTATGAGTTCAATATTGCGATGGACGGCGACCAGGCTTCCTATTGCTCGCGCTATGTCATGCATTGCCTGGCGCTGTGCCAGTGTCCGTTGCCGCTGGTGCGTTGCACGCAGGACCAGGCAACGCCGTGGGATTTGTTCCGGAGTCCGAGGCTGCTGGAGGAACCATTATGAACGTAGTGATTGCAATTTTAATTGTGGCCGGCGCGGCGTTTGTGCTGGGCTGGAAGGCGTGCGAATGGACGGTGCAGCGCCAACTGCGGGCGCTGGAGGAACAACTGCGGACCAAGGCCGAAGCCCTGGACCGGGCGGTGAAGAACAATCAATCTGACGACCGGCGGCAAGTCAGGCCAAGCCGCGGGCCGGAAACCAAGGCCTGAAGAAAGAAAACAAAATCATGAACAAAACGATACAGGACCTCATTGACGAGATAACCAGCGCCGACACGATTATTGACGGCGCCACGGTGTTTGTTAACGGAGTGCCCGGACTCATCAACACGGCCGTGCAGCAAGCTCTGGCCAATGGCGCGACGGCCGCGCAGATCCAGCCGGTGACTGACCTGGCGGCGTTGATGACGACCAAGGCGGCGGCGCTCAACGCGGCCATTTTGGCCAACACGCCCTCGGCGCCGGCAGCGTAGGCGGGCAGTATCACCTGGGGCGTGAGCGCGCGGCGCTCGCGCCCCGGACAAGCAAAGGGAAAAGCATGAAAAAACTGATTTTGATTCTGGTTGCGATTGTGGCATTCCACATCCGCGCGCAAGACATCACCGCCGGCCAAACCTTTCAGGACGGACAGCATTTGGCGGCCGCGCAACTAATGGCCCTGGTAAATCAGGCAGTCATCAACCCGGCTTTCTACACGGCGAAGGTTTCGCAAACCAACCTGGCCCCGACCGATATTCTGCTCGTTTATTCCCCGGCCTCGGGGACATTCCATCAAGTGTCCGGCGCGCTGGCCGTCTTTGGCAACTACGCCATCGTCAACGGACAGGTCGAGCGAACAACGGTCGAAACGAACACTTATTATCTGCAATACAACGCAACCAATCAGGAACTCGAAAAGATAAACGCAACCAATCTGGCCATCGGACTTGCGCCGTTTTTGCCTGTGGCATCCTTCGATTTCAGCAACAGTCTTTCAATCTATCCCTTGACGACCAATTCATTCCGGTATGATCCGGTCACTCCAACCAATGACCCGGCGTTCATTCTCGTTTGGGGCACAAACGGAGCGCCTTATCGAAGCCCGCTTTCTGCGATGGTGCCATTTGCAAGCCAGCAGTTTTTCCTGCCGTGGACATTTTACGGAACGAACGCGGGCGTGACGAACCTTTGGGGGTTTTCAAACCCGTTTGAGATTACGAACCTTTTTGTCTATACCAACGGCGTCCCCAATGCCACTCCTACAATTTCAGATTCGGACGATTTTCCGCTGTTTTCGACCCAACAAAACACCAACACGGCGGCGAAGGCGGCGGCGGTGGCGCAGTATGCGCAAGCCTACGCACCACACACGCGGATTCAATTTGCAGACGCCAGTTATGATTTTACAGTAAGCAACAAGTTTGCCGACACGGCGCTAAATTACATCATGGCGACGAACATCCCCCAAGGCCAGACTATAATAACCAATCTCGCCGCCGTCAGCTTCAGCGGCGCTTTGAGTAATACCGTACCGGTTATCTCTGCCGGTGCGCTTTACTATGTCAGGCCGAATTCCACTTTCAGGATGTTCCAAATTTTCACAAACCTTTCTGACGCGCTGACAACGAACAATCCAGTCGTTGTTACAACCAACGGATCGGGAACGGCCACCATGTCTTACGTCAAACCACTGAGGGCGTTTAATGCGGAAGTGGTGCCAACCGCGTCCGGATACCAGGTTTATTTCAGGACGAACAGCGCGACCAACAATTATTATGTTTTTGGCTCCGGTTTTGCCGTGTCAAGTGTTCCTACGATCAGCGGGTTTAGAGTGGTGGCTTCGGCCCTAACCGCTGCCACGACAATTTACATTGATGTAACACCATGACGCTCGACGAATACGTTGATTTTGTCTGCACCAAGACGCAGAACCTTGAGGACGACGACCGGGCTGCGTGCCAGCAATTTGTTTCCAAACGCTACGAGCTGATCTACAACTCTTATCTGTGGAAGGATTCGCTGGCGATGGTTGACGTGCCGGTGGATGCGGCCAACAACATGGACAATCTGGCGGGGATAGTGATGCTGCCCGCGCAGGTTGACCGGCTGGTGGCCATCCGAACCAAGGACAGCAGCGTTCGCATTCGCGGGCTGGAACACTTTTACCGGATTGACTGGGATTCCTTCTCCCAGTCAGGCGTCGGAACCTGGGGCTATTGCCCTTCCGAAATGTCCATTCTCAATCCGGTCTGGCTGACGGTCAGGCCGGCGGCGAACACCAATCAACCTGCCGCGGCCTCGACGGTTTCAACCGTGGTCACGCCCAACGAAGATGTTCCTCCCGGGCGCGGATCGCCGGAAGGCGTTGTGACCGCCAATCCGGGAAAGCTGTATCTTGACCTCGACACAAACAACATGTGGATCAAGGCGGAAGGATTTCAAAAAACCGGATGGAGGCAGATGTCGGCATGAAAAAGCTTTTATTTTTTGTTGGCCTGGCGCTGGTGCTGCGCGCCGGGGCACAGGTTCAAAATCCTCCGCTGCATCATGGTTTTGTAACCACCAACGAAGTCCGCGTTGTTGGCGGCACAAATATCAATGTGACGACCCAAAACAGCGGGCCTAGCAATACCATCACCATTGATTACGCCGGCACTGGGACAGCGGGGCCGCAAGGGCCCCCGGGCACAAACACGACAGTGGTAGTGACGACGAACACAACCGTTGTCATCACCACGAATGTAACGGTAGTGCTGGCGGCATTGGTAATCAGCCCGACAAATTTGCTCTGTGCGACCGGTGGATTGGTTACGAACAATGATCCCCGTGTCTATGTGTCGGCTGCTGACGGGCCAACTTTCGGCGGCGGCGGAATAGGCGGCCACTCGGTTTATAGATGGACGGCCACAAATATTACCTACATTTCCGAGTTTAGCACCTGCACTAACAGTCCCAGCCATCTGCTTTGGCTGGTGGCCGACACAAATGCTTACACGGATTTTGGCACAACGCTGGCCGTGGGCGGACAGACAGTGATGCAGTGGAATGACATCAGCGGACACGGCTACAACGTCACCCAACCGTCATCCGTAAAATCAATTCTTTACGAGACGAACGTCCTTGCTGGACATGCCTCTGTCCGTTTCTCCGGAGGCGTGCAGGGAGTGTTGAGCAACACCAACATCTTCGGTGGCCAGCCGCTGATAATTTACCTGGTGGCGCAATGCACAAATGTCTATCCCAGTCCAAACAACGATTTGTTCTTCAGTAATACGACCAACGGCCTGCTGGATATGCAAATGTCGGGAGCACTTTTGGAGCAGCAGGGCGGCTCAACCTATCCGTCGTGCATCAAGGCGAATTACAGTTACGTGCCATTTCCGACCAATCGATTCAATGTGGTCGTGGGAGTGTATAACGGCACAAATTCCGACCTTTTTCAAAACGGGGTGGAAGTGGGCTGCGGCCTGGGCGGTCCCCCGGCCGGCCTAAACCCTTTGTGCGGTGGCAATCTGTTGGGCTTTACAATTGACCCGTCCTTTACGTCGGATACTGACGTGTTGGAACTGATCATTGACACTGACCTGGGACAGATGAGTTCGACAAAAGCTTATCTGACTGGAAAATATGGCTTATGATTGACCCAACCGCACCATTGATTTTAGCCGACCCGGTTGCCTCACTCAATGGGCAAATTTATGGCTCTAACCTGATACCGGCGGGCGCGGTTTATGATGATTTTAACAGTTACACTTTGACCGGCTTGACTGTTGGAGCAACCTATTCCCTCACCTTGGGGGCGGCCGACCAAGCCTTAAGAAATGGAGCACAAACCCTATTGGCATCAGGGACATTCACAGCCCAAGGAGTTTCGGTTGTGCTCGCTGCAATCCTGCCCGACACTTCCGTTACGGCCTCTGTCAAACAAGTCATTTTTCTTACGGGATTAACCGGCGGTGATTATTATTTGTGGACGCCGGGAGCGAACGAGGCAAGCGTGCTGGCCCTCAATTCTCAAGCGGTGCTTGCCGAAAACGTGGCCGGGATGCCGGTTATTTTCCAGGTTCCAGCCGCTGAAACCGCGCTGCAATTTTTGGGGGTTGAAGGAATGCCTTGGACCGGAAAACTTCAACTCATCGGCGGCTTGAAAACCAACCAGGCCAACGCCGGGTCTTACGTCACCATTACCTCAACGACCGGGGCTGACATTCTTGGCGACCAAAAGATTCAACTCAAAGTGACGTGGCGCGACCCGGTGGATCGCTACGTCATCACCGGCAATCTGCCGATTGTTTTGAACCCAACCGACGGGTCTGGCTTTGTTGAAATCGAATCGGTGTTCAAGCCGGTCACGGCTGGATCAATTCAGGCGATTTTGACCTGCACCGTGCTGGGAGTTGCTTTCACCAAGATTTTGGGAACGCTCGGGCCGTCTGATCTGCGCTCGCCCTCGTTTCAGCGGGTCAGGATTTTCCCCATTCCGCTAAAACCGGGAAGCCTGAACGTGCTGGGTAAAAAGCCGTTCGTTCCGCTGGATTTTGGGAGTGAAGTGCCGGCCCTGCGCAACCTGGACAACGTGCTGATTGCCTTTGCGACCGCCGACATGCTGACCCGCCAGCGCCAGTTTGGCAAGGCGCAGTCACAGATGACCGAAGCGGTCAGCCTCTTACATGAACTGGCGTTGCTCGAAGCCATGCAGGCCGCCAGCAACACCCAGTTCATCCCGGAAAGCGGTTATGGCGATGGGTATTTCAATCCACGGGGTGGAAGTTTCGGCGAAGGATTTTAGAAGATGTCAGACATCACCCAACAATATGAGTCAACTTCGTTCGGCAACGTCGAACTGGACGATCCGCTGGTATTTGAAACGATTCAGGACTTTTCCGGCGGCGAAGATTCGTTCCGGCGCTCGACGTTGATTGACCCCAACCAGTGCCAGCATTTGTTGAATATCATCGTGCGGGACAATTACGAGGCGCGGACGCGGCCCGGCGCGGATGCCATTCCAGCGGCCAAGGCGCTCCCGATTGCCGGGGCGACTTCGGTTTTCGCGTTGCGTTATTTCGACACGCTGGGCGTTTCTTCAATCCATCAGTTGCTGGCCAGTGTTGCGGCCGGCAACAGCGCGAACTTTTTGAAGTTTGAAGGCAATGCATGGACGGACCTGTCGGCCCTTTGGAAACCGGCCTCGTCGGACATCCGGGTTGCCATGGCGCAAGGGATCAACACGTTGCTCGTCAGTGACGGCGTTGGCGCGGCTCAGATTTGGGATGGCACGGCTTTCACCAGCGCGGGAACGGCAGCGAACACAAACTTCCCGACCGGCGCGACGATCCTTTGCTGGCACACCGGGCGCATGTTCGCTTCCGGGGTGTCAACCGCGCCCGACACCATCTACGTCAGTGCTCTCTTGGATTACACGACCGGCCATTGGAACCTGACCACTCGAAGTTTCCGAATTGGCGTTGGTGATGGTGATCCAATTGTCGCCGTGGCCTCGATGCAGGGGTTTACCCTTTGCGTTTTGAAACGTAATTCACTCTGGCTGTCCAACACCGACCCGACGTCAGATGCCTTCGGCGGAACAGGAGGATTTTCGGCGTCAGCGGTGACAGGCAACATCGGGTACGGCATCGGCTGCGTCGGACGTGACGCCTGGTGCTCGTACGGCAACGATATTCTGTTTATGGCCCAAGATGGGGTGCGTTCCGTGCAGCGGATGCAGGCGGCGGCAGGCCAATGGCAGATGTCGGCTCCATTGAGCCAGCCGATTCAGCCGATCATCGCCCGTATCAACCAATCGGCCTGGGACAAGGTGTGCGCCGTCAAGTACCAGGAATTTGCCTTGTTCTTTGTGCCGTTGGATAACTCGACAACCAACAACGCCGTTTTGGTTTGGAACGGACGGCTTCAAAAATGGATGGGCATGTGGCAGACGCCACAACTGGGTCAGCCGGGTTACGCCGCAAATAATTTGACCTGGAATGTGAATTGCGTTGAAGTGACCCGGTTTTCCGGGACACAACGGCTTGTGTTTGGCGACCAGGCGGGCCATGTGAACCAATGGAAAGACCTTTCCGCTGTTAAGGAAGATTCTACCTACAACGACAATGGGAACGGTTACGCAACCCAAGTCTGGACGCGAAGCATGCAATTTGGCGAGACCGTAGGAAACAAAACCGCTTACAATACCGTGATGCGATTCAGCGCCGGAAACGCCGCGCTCACGCTGTCATGGATGGCCGACCTTGAATTGCTTAAAACGTGGAATGGGACCTTTGGCCAGACCGGGGACATCCTGGGCATCGGCACTCTTCCGTTTTTGCTCGCTTCAGGATCACCCTCGAAAGTCTCCAAGGGCATTCGCGGGCTTCCGGCATTCAATGAAGCGTTTCTACGCATCGAAAGCAATTCGGGCTGGTTCTGGTTAAGGAACATCGTGGCCGGCGCGTTCATCAATCCGCTCAAGGAAACTTTGTGACCAAAAAACAACAATTTATGGAGGCCTGCCACGAGGTGACACAATTTTGCCTGGCGCGCGGAGGGAAATGCTTCAAGGGATGGAGCAAAGAGAGGGTTTTTCTTCACATCGGAAGCAACGCGCTGGCCGGGACTCTATTTGTCGTCCGCGACCATGGTATCGTAAAGGCCATCGGGATCGCCCAGCCGACCAGCCGACGCCGCATGTTCATCGGGGAAGTCATTGGCAGCCGGGAAACCTGCCGCGTGCTGTTTCGGCGCGTCATGGCCCGCTGGCCGCGCGTCCGGAGATTTTTTGCCTACCGCTTGAAGGGGACCGACAACCTGAAGCTGGTCGAGTTCAATCCTTTGGCATTGAGGAGATTTTGTGAATAGCCCCAAAGCACCAGACAGCAACAAGGCGGCGATGGCCGGCGTGACCGCCGACCTCGCAAATTATCCCCTGAATTACATGGTCAACGCCCTGGCGCAAGAGGGCGGCAAACAGACCATCGGGAACACGAGCTACGATTTTAGCGGGGTGGGGAACGCCGACCAATCGGCGCAAATGTCCGACAAGATGGCTCAGGCATTGCTGGACATCCAAAACAATTACGGGGCGGATTACATTCAACAGCGGCTGGCGGATCTTAAACAGTCTGACCCGACCGGCTATGCCGCGCGCCAGCAGTTGTTCGACAAGATTCTGTCCGATTCAAAAGCCAATCCCGACCGGCCCATGGCCGAGGACTTGCAAAATCAGGTCAACACCATGCTCGGGACTGCGGGACAACTCGACGAGCAGGGATTGCAGCAAGTTCAGGGCAGTGTTCGGAGCGGCCAGGTCGAACGCGGGATTTATCTGGGCAACGCGCCGGCCGCACAGGAAGCCGGGGCGGTCGTATCCGCATCCGATCAGTTGCGGGCGCAACAGCAGTCGGCGGCGCAAAACTATTTGCAAAGCGGCGTCAGTCCCCAGGACGTGACCTATCGGCGCATTCAACAGAGTTTGTCAAATCTTGGGGCGTTCACAAACAACCAGACGCCCGAAGCGCAGTTTGGCCAGTTGAGCGGCGCGCAAAGCGGTGCCGCGCCGTTCAATCCCGTCAACTACACGACGCCGGCAACCGTGGACACGGGCGCGGCCCGGTATGGCCAGAGTTACGCCAATGCGCAATACGGCCAGCAGGCGCAACAGGCGGAAGCAACTTCCAATCCATACCTGTCCGGTTTGTCATTTGGCGTGCAGGGAATGAACGCGCTGGGGAACATGGGCGCGTTTTCAACTTCGGCATTTTCGAATAATCCGGTTTCAGTCGCGGCAACCGGGGCGCAGCCGGCAGGCGGCTATTCGCCGGTTGGTGGCGACTGGTCAAGCCCGTCGTCCTATCCATCAGCAGCATCATGAAAAATGAGGTTGCCATAACTGAAATCGTGCCGACGTTTCCAATCCACGCCACTTTGGAAAAGATTGAAGCCGTCGAAGTCAAGCTGCTCGATCTGCCTCAAGTGACAATGCCATTGATTCACCTGTTTTCGCCTGGTGTTTATTACCGCGAAATCTTCATGCCCAAGGGAACATTTGTAATCGGCCATCAGCACAAGACGGAACATTTGAACATCGTCCTTGCGGGCAAGGCGACCGTTTTGATGGACGGCCAGTTGCAAGAAATCACCGCGCCCAGTACGTTCGTTTCCAAGGCCGGCGTGCGCAAGATGCTTTACATCATCGAGGATATGCGCTGGGTCACGATTCACCCGACCGCCGGGCTGGAAGATTGCGGGCAGGACATTGAAAAACTGGAAGATGCGTTGCGCGTCAAAAGCGGGGCGTTTTTGAAACACGAGGAAGCAGCAAAACTTTTGAACCGATGAACCTGTTTTATTCAGAATGTTTGGTTGTCCGAAACCGGCTCTTCGAGGAACCGCGCTGCCACACAATGGCGGCCATCGGCATCGTGGGGCTGGGGTTGACCGGGGCGGGAATGGGGATGTCTCTGGCTGGCGTCGGTCAGGTTCAAGAACCCAACCTTGCCGCCTCGACCGCCCAACTGTCCAACCTTGAAGCCGAGATTCTTCCCATTCAAAGGCAACTGGCGGCGGCGGCCCAGCTCGGGCAGTCCGTGTCCGTTGACCTGCCGGAGCATTACGAAAACCAGCAGTTCATCAAAGTGCCGGAGGGATACAGCAGCGGCACGCCGCTTGATGGCGCGCCGGGTTCGGAGTCATTTTTCAAGGCGGGTTCGAAAACTCCCATCGGCGGAATGTTGAGCAGTATTTTTGGCGGCGGTGACCAATACAAACTCATTCCCTACAACGCGGCGGATTGGCAGGGGAAAACGCTGCCCGGAAAACTCGTCACCAAGCAAACCAAAGTCCCGGCTGGGGCGCACACGTTTGATTTCACCGGGCTGGGCGCGGCGGACGTGCAGGCAAAACTGGCTGAAGCCAACGCCAAAACCAATCTTGCCCTGTCGCAAAAATACGACCCGCAATTCATCGCGGCGGCGAAAGCACAGGAGCAGGAGGCCGACCCGCAAGGCGTGGCCGCGCGCCAGCGAGAGAGTGACCTGATTCAGCAGCAAATCAACCAGCCGGCGAACCAGCCCGTTGCGGACACACTGCAGGCACAGGTCGAGGAACAACTGAAGGCCGGCAAAGGGCTGGACGAATTTGACACCGGCGTCTTGAATAATTCCGTCGCGGGAGCATTGGGCGCGCGCGGCGGCAGCGGAACGCCCGGCGACTTCACCAGTCCGCTGACAACCGGCGCGGCGGGGGCCCAAAGGCAGCTTCAAGGCATCGGCCTGGCGACCGGCGAACTGTCCAGCGGCACGACACCGGAGGATGTTGCCTACCGCCGGGAACAGCAGAACCTTGCCAACCTTTCGGCGGAAATCAGCGGCCAGACGCCAACCAGCGAGTTCAAAAGCCTGTCGGCGGCACAGAACGGCCCGACGCCGACGGTCACCGGATCGGCGTTGCCAACGATGCCGGGCGGCGCGGAACAAGCGGCAGGCGGCGCGGCGCTGAACACGACTCAAACACAAATCGGACTGGCCACGCAGCAGGCAAATCCCTGGATGGCTGGATTGTCGTCCTTGATTTCGGCAGGCGGCGCGGCGGGAAGCGCCGGATATAAACCGTTTGGAAGTTGAAAGGAAAAACATGCTTACACATTTTGACGTTCAAAACCTCAACAATTCAATCGAAGGCGCGGGCGAAGGCTTCTTGAAACGCCGCTCCATGCAGCAGCAGCACGAAGCGGAGATGTCCCGCATGGCGATTGAGTCCCAGCTGCGCGACATTCAACAGTCGCGCTACGACGCCCAATCTGCCCACTTCCAGAGCATGGAGGACATCGGCCAGGGGCGAAACACCATCCTTGCCCAAACTGAGTCCGACCGGAACAAAATCGCCGAGCAGGGGAAGGTGGCGGCGAAAGATTACGCCGACGCCGTGGGTTCGATGAAGGATTTTGTCCAGACACTGAGAGTCAACAGGATCGCCAACATAAAAGATCCGTCCCAAGGGCTGTCCCAGGATGACGCAACCCAGAATTTCAACGACGCGGTGGCAAATCTTCCCGAATCCGTTCACAACCAGATGCTGCAATCGCCGATGTATTCGGGTCTGGCATCCGGGAAGATTGACTTTTCGACCGTGCCGTCAGCGGCGGAACTGGCCGGCAAGGAACCAACATCATTAAAGCCTCAAATGGACACGGTTACGACCGACGAAACGACGCCCGGCACACCTGGAACACCCGCGGTGCCCGGCAGAAAAGGTTTTTTGGGAATCGGCTCAACTGCCGATATACCTGAAGTTCCACCCGTGCCGGGAACAAAAACCACGACGACGCGCCACGTTCCAAGCGGGACTGCTTTACCGGGTCAGGTGCCGGCGGGGTATCCGGCGCCGGCAGCGCCAGCCGCCGCGACTCTCGCTGCTCCCTCACAGCCGGGCGCAATAACGCCGCCTGCCGCCCACATCGCCTATTTGCAGGCTCACCCGGAGGCCGCTCCCGACTTTGATGCCAAATATGGAGCCGGGGCATCGGCGCAATACCTGAAATGACCTGTGGCAAACATTTTCGACACGATTCCGTCAGATGCGGGTCCGGCGGTGGCCGAAAAACCAAAGGCCAACGTATTCGATTCGGTCCCGTCGAATGTTTTTGACCTGATCCACGACGACCAATCGCCATTGCTGGCTGATGATGTCAAATCCGGCCGGATCCGGATCCTGCAACCCGAAGAACAGCCCGACACAACCGCCGTTACATTTCCTGGCGGCAAGGGAAGCGTAGTCGCCCCATCAAAGGATTTTTTGAAGAAGCTGGCCGGCCCGACAATGCCACCCAGCCAGCCGGGGGATTTGTCGCAGTTGCCGCCGGATGCACAGCGCATACTTGCCCAAGCAACTCCACAACCAACGCCGCAACAGCCGCCGGTTGGCCCCCTTGTCGTCAATGGTTATCCGGCGCCGTCAGCGGCAAGCCGAACGATGAACAAATTCGGTGTGGATGCCGCCGGCCACGCCATGCAAGTTGGCGCGACAAAGGCTGGTCAAAAACTCGATCTTGCCGGTCGGGTTTTGGCGGCAGCAGTCGCGGATACATCCATCGAACTGAGCAAGGGGCCGTTCAGTGATGATGAATTAAGCGGCAATGTAAAACAAGTTTTAGCTGGCGAGACTCCTGATTACGAACTTGAAAGCAAGTTTCTTCCAAAGTCATTGCGGGCTGCGGAGAGTGGTGCTTACGGATTGGTCAAAAGCGCCCCGCAACTGGCGGGTGTAGCGGCGGCTCAGGCTGTTGGTATTCCGGCTCCAATTTCAGCCGGAGTTTTGTTTGGACTTACACCGCAAGGGTTTGACCCCAAACAAGCCGCTCTTGGCGCAGCGTTGCCGTTTGCCGGGAAATACGGCGGCGTAATTTCTGAGGCTATCGCAAAGCGGATGGGTATTTCATCCACCCAAGCATTGGCCGTGGTGGACAAACTGGGAGCTGCCAGCTCATCGGCTGGACTGATTGGCATGGATCAAGTGGCTGAAATAATGAAGCTTCCACCTGAACAGCGTGAAAAGGCATGGGTAGATGCGGTTGGAAATGTGACTGGAATGGGCGTTTTGGGATTGATGGGCGGTGAACGCGCCGCCGGACCCGACTTCCGAGGCATGTCCCAAGCCGAAAAGGCAGCGTATGGCGGAGAACAGACCGCCCGAATGCTGGCCGGAAATCCGCTTTTGCCGGAACCGCCCGCTACACCAACGCCAGACACGAGCGATGTTGCCGACTTCATGCAGCAACGCGCCGTACCGTCCACCTTCGATTTAACCGCCCAGCACCGTGCGCCAGTTGAGGCAGGTCAAGCCGCAGCACCCCCACCCGCTACGGTGACACCCCCCGAAGCGCCTACGGGCATGCCAGAGCGTCCGACGACCATAACGCAGCGGTTTATTGATGAATTGAGGGCCAAGGTTGAGGCCAACCGTATTGCTCAACCGGAAGTCAGGCCCGGCGAACAACCCCCTTCAGTGCCGCAGCCCGCTATTCCCGCCACCGTGGAACCTCCTGAACCTGTCCAGCAGCAGGCGCGGCTGGTTGAGTTGCAAAAGAAAAACGCCAGCAATGCATCGAGCAACGCTGGCGTCATGGCTGCGCCCGCGTCGGAGGAACCAAGCGCGTCGCAACCGCGAGAGGCCAGCGTGCCCACGCCAGGCCGAAAAGTCAAATCTGCTTTCTACGTTCGCCCGCGTTCCGATGGAGTTCCCGACATCCTCGACGACATTCAGGAACTTGGCGGAATCAAACCGCCCGGGCCAGGTGCTGGCGGCGAGTACGATGGTTACAGTGAAGCCATGGTCGGGCCGGCCAAGATGCTCCGCAAGAACACCGGCCAGCCGGTTGACCGGCTCATCGGAGATTTGCAGGAGCGCGGTTATCATCGAATCCAAAATGCCGACGATGTCTGGGATGCGATCAAGGCGGCTTCGACCTCCCGCGATGCCCTCAAAGCTGGCGGCGGCGGATATGAGGCCCAGACCGAACGATTTTGGAGCGCGACCACCAGTCCGAACAGCAAGTCGGGACTCATCAAGATTTCAGTGGATGATTTGAAGGTGGGAGACACGTTCCGCGTGCGCGCGCCGGGAGTGTCGCATGATGAACTGACGGTCGTTGGACGCGACCCAAAAACAGGCGTTGTCAGCGTCAAGGATGGAACCAGTTTTGGGCGGCAGGATGTTCCACAGGGGAGCGAGATTTGGGTGCAGAAGAAGTCGGCGCCAGTTGCGGGGACAAAGTTTTCCGCGGGACAGGAAAGTATGCCTTTAGGCGATAAGCCTATTTTCGGCGCTCCCGAATCCGTATCCGACCAAGCCGCCCGTCTCGCCCGTGAAAAATCCCAAGCCGCCGGCAAAGCCGCCAAGGGCGCGATGCTGGACAAGGCTGCCGCTCCGCTGACGGGTGCGGACGTGGACACGACCAAGGAAATGTTTGGGCGGCAAGTCATGGCCGACAAATCCGGCCAGCAATCCTTCTTCGCCAAAGACGAAAAGCCCGGTCGCGGCATCACCCCTGACCAGACCAAGCGCGTTTCTGACTCGATGTCGGCCAATTTCCGCAATGCGCCTGAAACAGTGATTCACAACACACCCGACACGCTCCCCGACGCCGTCAAGCGCGCCGCCAAAGCGCAGGGCGTCAACCTCGACAACGTCAAGGCGGTTTATCACGACGGCAAGGTTCATCTGGTGGCGTCCAATCTCGACAGCCCGGCGGAAGCGGCCAAGAAGTGGCTGCACGAAGCGGCGGGGCATCAAGGCGTCGAGGCCGTGCTGGGCGACAAGGCCAACGAGTTTCTGGATGGTGTTTATGATTCGTACAAGGACAAGCCGCTCATGGACGATTTGCGGCGGCGCTATGCCAATGCCGACAACCGCACGCTGGCCCGCGAAGTCCTGGCGCACTTGGCTGAGAATCCCGCCAGTGACCGGACGTTGTGGCAGGCGGTTGTTGCCAAAGTGCGGGCGACGCTGCGCGCGGCGGGCGTCAAGCTGGGCGTGACCGAGGGCGACGTGCAGGAGATTTTGAGAAGGGCGGTCAAGCAGATTGGGGGGACGCAGGAGGCTGCTACGCATTTCATGGCCGGTTACGCTGATGACTTTTCAAAATCCAACAATGCGCTGGACGCCGAGGCTTCGGGTAAATTCCCAGCTACGGAAGTTGCTCGGCGTTTGGGTGTTCCGGCTGGATTCATCCGTGACAGTGCGCCGAAATCAGGCGAGTGGCATCACACATCGAAGTTTTACAACGCAACGGATTATTACGATTTGCAGCAGGTAAAGGACTGGATGGAAGGTGAAGGCGACTACAAACCCGAAGGCAAAGAGCCAACTGGAAACGACCAGCTTGCCGAATGGAAAATGCGCCAGAAGGCCATGAAAGAATCCGGCTCGGATGTGGCGCGGGGATTGTCCATCAAATATCTGGAATGGGGCGGCACTCGTAATCATCCTGTGGCTACGGAGCAAATCGAGCACAATGTCACCATCGAAAGGAAGCCGGGGCAAAAAATGGTGACAATCACGCGGCCTGATGGCAGCACGTTCCGAAAGGGATTGGACACGCGGGGTTTTGAAATCGCCAATGAGAAGGGAAGTTTTCTATCCGCGTCCTATCGGTTTGACGATGCGGTTAAATCTCAAAAACAGAACCGCCCTGACGTGCTAGGCAGTGGTCAGGGCGGTTCAAGCTTACTGAAGGCACCGGAAAAACCGGAGTCAACAGGGAATCAAGGCAAAGCCTCAATACCGAATCCTGAATCGCCTGATAAGGCGTCTTTCAAGATGGTCGGCAATGAGAGTGAACCAAATCCCAGCGAATCTGTCAACACCAATTTTGCCGCCGGTGACGAAGAAAAACCCTTCACCTCCCTTAAATCCGATGCCGACGCCGCCAACGAACGACGCCAGAAGGCTTACGAAGCCCTCAACGCGGCCAAGTCCGTCACCAGCAAGAACGTGACGCCCGAAATGCAGGCCGAGCGTCGCGCCGCTGATATGCAGGCGCGCGAAGCCGGGGAAGCGTTGCGTCGGCACCCGGCTTACATCGAGGACACAATCAATCGCTACTCCGATGCGCTGAAACAACTTGAAGCCGCCAAAGCCGTCGGCGACCCTGAGAAGCTGGCACAGGCCCGCGCTCATGCTGAATCTTTCCACGACGAGTTTGCCCAGATGCCCAGCCGAACCTTCACCCAAGTCTGGAACCGGATGCAGGAGGAAGGCAAGTTGCCCAAGTCGGTTGAACTGCCGCCGGGCCGCTCACTCTCCAATCTCACTGACTGGCTCCGCACGGCGAAGATTGACAGCCCCAAGGTGCCACTCATGGACAGATTGCGGTTGAGCGACCGTGCGGCGCAACTTGTGCGGGGCGCAAAAGACGCCGTTTCCGCCACGGGCCGCGTTGCGGCTGCTGGCTGGGAAACGCTCCGCGACTCGATGATCAAGCCGCCGATTGACGACGATTACCGCCGGATTATCAAAGAATGGGGTTATGCCGACAATTTCACCGGACAGGAGGGTTACGACTGGACGCAGCGCATGAAGGAGAAAATGCCCGACCCAACCCGGCGCGCGGCCTTGTCGGTCTGGCTGGACGCCAATGGCGACGAGGATGAGATTCGCGCCCAGCGGGCCGATCTGCAGGGCGTGCCGTCGGCCCGGCAGCATTTGAAGGTGTGGGACGCGGCCTTGAAGCTGACCGACACGGAAAAGCAGATTGCCAACTCCATTCGCAGCGAGTTTGAAACCAAGTTGGAAGATTCAAAGAACGTCGGGATTCTCGACAAGGGCCGGAAAAATTACGGTGTACCCCAGCTCTGGAACAAATACCCGACGATGCCCCCTGATGAAACAACCGGCATGGGCGGCGGAAAGTCGGCGGCCAACTGGCGCGCCAAGCTCGACCCGCGCGACCCGTTCTTCGCGCTGCAACGCACCGTGCCCAGCTACTTTGAGGGCATCATGCACGGTGGCGAGCCTCGAACGCTCGATGTCATGCCGCTGGTGGACGCCTACAACCAGGCGTTCCACAAGAACATCACCAGCCGGGCGGTGATCTGGAATTTGAAGGACGCCGAAGCCAGCGACAAGATGCCATGCGTCAAGATCGGCGGCGGCGCTCAATTCCTGCCGCTCGAAAGCGGCAAGCGGCAACTGCTGGTGGACTCGCACTCGCGGCCTCCGGGCGCTGTGACGGCGCAAGGCGTGCCGTACAAATATCTTGACCATTGGGCGCTCAAGGGCTGGACGTATCAGGGCAGCACGGAAGCCGGTTCGCCCATTCTCGTCAAAGGCGACTTCTGGGTTCACCCGGAAATTTACGACAAACTCAACAATGAACTCAACGGCGCGCAGTGGCGGCAGGCGAAACCCACCGTTGTCATGCGCAACGGACAATCCACCGTCGAGATGCACAGGACGACAGTCGGAGCGATTGGAAACACTGCCTTGAAAGTGTCGTCCTTCCTAAAAAACTCGAAAATGGCGATGGGGATGTTTCACCTGGTCAACGTCGGGACGCACTCGGTTTGGAACGGCGTCAATCCCATCACCAGCGGATTCAGACTTGACCTGCTCGATCCTAAGCAGGCGGACGGTGTGCGCAACGGGCTGGAACTGGGATTTGGAAGCCATCAAGTCGAGTTTCAGGAGGGGCAATCAGGGGCACACGGCGGCTTGTGGTCTCATGTTCCCGGCCTGGGCCAGCTTTCAAACGCGATGACCGACTTCATTTTCAAGCAGGCAATCCCGGCCATGAAGATGAAAAATTACCTTGCGCTGCGTGATGGCAACGAGGCGAGATACGGCAAGCAACTGACGCCCGACCAGATTTCCGAGCTGTCCGCGCATCAGGCCAACGCCGCCTTTGGTTTACAGAATTACCGGCTCCTGGGCAGCAACAAGGTTTTGATGGACTTGAACCGGCTGGCCTGTCTCGCGCCGGACTTCCTTTCGAGCGAGTTGAAAATGGGTGGTCAGGCTTTGACGAAATACGGCGGCGCCCAGCGCCGGGCAATCATCATCCAGACCGCCGTCATGTATTCGGCGGCACGCGTCATCAACGCCGCGCTCAACAATGGTAATTCGCATTGGGAACCGGAAAACGCCCTGTCGGTGATTTATAACGGCAGGCGGTATTCAATCCGGTCCGTAGTTGCCGACCTGTTTGGATTGGTTTCCAACTTCCCCGGCTTTGCGGCCGGCCGGCTCGGGCCGCTCCCGAAAATCGGCATTGAGTCCATGACCGGCCGGGACATGCGGACAGGCGCGAACATCAACACCTGGACGAAGTTTGCGCCGGCACGAGCAACGGAGATTGCGCTTCGAGATGCCGCTGGCTGGCTGGCCCCCATCGGAACAACTGGATTGCTGCCTGGCGCGGCCAAACGGGGAGAAACGCCGCTTGGCTCGCTGGCGTCCGCACAGGTTGGATTGAGCAGCCGGCAATACACCGCGCAAACTCAAATGTGGGATGCCGCCAGCAAGTTCAATCGAAACAGTCCGGACCCGAAAGCCAACCTTTACCAGAAGGAGCGGGATGCCGAGGCGAAAACTGAAAGTGCTTACCGTGGATTGGACAATCTCTTGCTGGCCGGCAAGATGGACGCCGCTCAAAAGGAATATCAGGCGCTCATTCAAGAAGGCCGCAGGCCGGCCGCGATTGCCAGCCGCTACAAATCCACCAACCAGAACGGTGTTGCTGCCCGGCCATTCACCGGAAGCCAGGCCCGCGACCAGCAAATGCTCGCCGCGCAACCTGAACTACGGACGACGTATCAGGAAGCGATGCGAGATCGGCAGGCGTTGGGAGCGGCTTTCAGCCGGATGCCGAAATAGCCAACAAAGCGCATGGACATAAGAATGTCCAACTAGACTAAGTTAGCGGCTCTTAAATCTTCAATATTCACCAATTAATTGGTGACAAGACTTTTCTATCTGTTAAGTTTGGGGCGCAAATGAAAATACAAATTCTTTCTTTAGGCGGTTTTATCCTGTTTGAAGGCGATTTTTCATCGCTGGCCGAAGCTGTAAAAGCTGCGGTTAAGTCACGCGCATGCCTGTCACGCGCATACCTGTCACGCGCAGACCTGTCAGACGCAAACCTGTCAGGCGCATACCTGTCAGGCGCAGACCTGTCAGGCGCAGACCTGTCAGGCGCATACCTGTCAGGCGCATACCTGTCAGGCGCATACCTGTCACGCGCAAACCTGTCAGGCGCATACCTGTCACGCGCAAACCTGTCAGGCGCAAACCTGTCAGGCGCATACCTGTCAGGCGCATACCTGTCAGGCGCAGACCTGTCAGGCGCATACCTGTCACGCGCAGACCTGTCAGGCGCAAACCTGTCAGGCGCATACCTGTCAGGCGCAGACCTGTCACGCGCAGACCTGTCAGGCGCAGACCTGTCAGGCGCAAAAGATGCAGAATACGCAATCGCCTCAACTCGAATCTTGCCCGAAGGGGATTTAATCGGCTGGAAGAAATGCCGAGACAATGTGATTGTCAAACTGTTGATTCCAGCCAAGGCAAAACGCTGCCACGCATTTGGCAGAAAGTGCCGTGCCGAATTTGCGAACGTGCTTGAAGTTTTCGGCGCAAAGGCTGGTGCCAGCCTTAGAGATTCAAACTTCACATATAAAGCCGGTGAAACCGTAAAACCGACAGAGAAATTTGACGAGGATTACACCAATGAATGCTCAACTGGGATTCACTTTTTAATCACACGAATTGAGGCTGAAAATTTTTCACTATGAAAAAACTATCCACAAAACTAGACAAGTCCAAACGCGAGCTGGAACCGCTTAAAATTGGCGACTCACTTTCGCATTCCGTAAATCTTGAAACCCGACAAGCCGCGTATGACGCCGCGCGCGCCCTGGGAATTGTGCTTTGCATCCAACGTCTGCCGTTGGAACGCGAGCGCTTTCAAGTCACGAGGATAAAATGAAAATCCCAACGATCATTGGCCGTAAACAAGTCTTTCCCGACTGCTATATCTCCACGTTCGAGGCCGGGACCGAGCAGCAATCGCACCCCAAATATGCCGTCCAATTGCTCTGGCCCGGAAACACGCCGGATGGCAAGCCGGATATAAGGACGTTTTGCTTTTCAACAAATTAACCACAACCAAACAAACAAAATGACAACTGCAATTGCGAAAACAAACTCTCCCGTCGAAATGTCCTCTCAGGTCGCTGCGCGTGACGTTATGTCCGAATCATCCTCGCACCGGGCGATTCAGGAAGTTCAAGCCGCTTTGGTCGTGGCAAAAAAGTTCCCCCGCGATGAGTTCGCCGCCATCGAAAAAATTAAAACTGCTTGCAAGCGGTACGAACTGGCTGAAATTGCCGAATACGAATACGAGCGCGGTGGCACCAAGATTGTCGGCCCGACCATTGACCTGCTCAAGGCCATCGCCAAACGATGGGGCAATATCGAATACGGCTGGCAGGAGTTGGAGCGCAAGACTGGCGAAAGCATCATTCGGGCCTACGCTTGGGACATGGAAACAAACGCGCGCAACGAAATGGTGTTCACCGTTCGCCACTGGCGCGATACCAAACAGGGCGGTTACGCCTTGAAGGACGAACGCGACATTTATGAAGCAACGGCCAATTTCGCAAGCCGCCGGGTGCGGGCCTGCCTTGAAGCGGTTGTTGATGGTGACGTGGTTCAAACCGCCGTGGACGAATGCCGGCGCACTTTGAAGGGACAAAACACCGAACCGCTGGTTGACCGCGCCCGCAAAATGGTTTCTGCCTTCGCTGAATTCGGCGTCACTCCCGGCATGATCGAGGACAGACTTGGCAACAAACTGAACGCCATCAGTGAAAACCAGTTGGCCGGATTGCGGCGGGTTTACAAATCACTGAAGGACGGCGTTGGTGACTCGAAGGACTTTTTCCAGACTGCCGGAATGAAGGGCGCGAAAGAAGAAACGAGCGGGAAAAAAGCAGATGACGCCCAAGCCGAATCAGCCTCCGGCCTCGCGCCCGCCGAAGTCGTCAAGCCCGGCGCCGCAACCGGCCCGCAAGCTGAACTCGAAAAGCTGGTCACCGATAACGGCCACAAGCTGGACACGCTGCTCAAGTGGGGCGACACAAGCGGCAACATTCCTGACGGCAGTTCCATTGCCAGCTACGCGGAGATTCCGAGCGATGTCTGCAAACGGCTGCTGCGGGCAAAGACTGGATTGCTGGCGGGGCTGAAACAAATCAGCGGACAGTAAAACAATTCCCAACGCCCGTTTAAGGGCAATACCGGAGAGAGGCAGCCGCCAGCCGAAAATGGCGGCAAATTCAACCTATGAGATGGGATGGACACATTAAAACCGCATGTAACGTAGTAGGGTGTACACGAACAGCGACAGCAAAGGGACTGTGCGCCGCACACTATCAACGTAAGCGAAACTTTGGAGATGTTTAGGCCGGCGTTTCCTTGTTGCGCGATAAACGAGGATCCAAAAACCCAAAATGGAACGGCGGACAAACACACGATGGCCGCGGGCGCATCATGCTTTATCGCCCCAACCACGCCTTTGCAAATCAATGGGGTTACGTTTACCGATATAGAATTGTCATCGAGGACAGAATAAAACGCACCCTACTCCCACATGAAGTCGTCCACCATATTGACGGCAATCCCGCAAACGACCTGCCCGAAAATTTACAAGTAATGTCCCAATCCGAACACGTTAAACTACACCTGAAAGGAAAAAATCATGCTTCTGTTTCTTGATTGTGAAACCACCGGCCTTGCCGACTTCAACAAGCGCGCCCGCGACCCGTCACAGCCGCACATGGTGCAGATGGCCGCGATTCTCACTGACGACCTGGGCGGCGCGCTCGAAGAGCATAACGTGCTCATCAAACCCGATGGCTGGAAGATTCCAAAGGAAGCCAGCGACGTTCATAAAATCACGGACGAAATCGCCGCCATCGGCATCGCCGAAAAACACGCCGCTGAAATCCTGCTGGCCATGATTCGCAAGTCTCAACTGCTGGTCGGCCACAACATCCAGTTCGACAAGTTCATCGCCCGCATTGCCATGCGCCGGTTTGAACTTATCACCGACGAGGATGATGTCGCGTGGAAGGCGATGCCGACGTTTTGCACGATGCGTCAGATGACGGACATTTGCAGACTGCCGGGAAAGTTCGAGGGCAAATTCAAATGGCCCAATCTGAGCGAAGCCTGCCAGCACATCGGCAAGCCGCTGGTGGGAGCGCATGACGCGATGGCGGATCTGCGCGCGTGCAAGGAGATTTACTTCTGGCTGAAAGCGAGGAAGGCATGAGCGAAACTTCCCTCATTCTCTCGCCGAAGCCGGACTTCCTCGAACCAACGCTAAACCAGTCCGCGGTTGAATTGCGCGAACTGGCCCTTCAGTCCGCCGCCTTGATCGGCAAGGTGGAAAACTCCGAGGAAAACAACGCCGCCGTCCAGGCCCAAAAATCCCTCAAAGAATTTTCTCGGCTGATCGAAAAGGAGCGCGTGCGCCTTAACGAGCCGGCGCTGGAATACAGCCGCTCTTTGATGCGGCTAAAGGAAAAGTCCGTGCTGGAAGTTGAACAGGAATACGGCCGCATTTCCTGCCTTGTGTCCGATTTCCAGATTAAGGAGCGCCGCCGTGTGGCCGAAGAGCAGCGCAAACAGCAAGAGGAACTGGACCGCATCGAGCGTGATAAACAGGCGGAATTGAAGCGCATTGCCGACGAGCAGGCCCGCGTTGAACAAGAGGCCCGGGAAGCCGCCGAGGCAGCCGCCAGCATGGCCAACGCGGCTCGCAACAAGAAGGAGGCTGCCATTGCTGAGAAAGCGCGATTGGAAGCCGTCAAGCTACAGCAGGAGGCTTCCGCTGCCGCTTTGCAATCGGCCCAAGCTGCCGAAAAGGTCGAAGAAAAAGCCGCCGAAGCCAGCTACATCGAGTCTCGTCCGGTGTCGAGCACCAGGGCCAGCGGCCAGCGCGTGTCTGAGGACTGGGATATTATTGTCACCAACCCCATCGAATTTGCCCGCTGTAATCCAGACTGTGTTAATTGGGAAAAACTGCCCATCATCATGGCGCAAATCAAAATCCACTTGAACAGCGGCCGCACACTGAAGGGTATCAATGCGACCAAGAAGTTGAACTCTGGAGTAAGGACTTGTGGAAAAGTTGCAATTGAGGTTTAACGAAAAAAGCTGAGCCATCGGCATCGTAAGAAACCGTGAACGACAAACCAAACATCCTGACACCAGCGACGCCGGAAACGGCAAAGGGCAATGCCGATTGGCTCCAGCGCTTTGTTAGGATGCTGGTAACAATTTATGAAAGCAAAAAACATGAAACAAAAAACACCTGAACCACAAATCATCTATCGTGACCCGCCAAAACCATCGTGGGCACGCGGACACTACCACTGCAAAAGCTGCGGCTCTGAAATCGAATGCCTTGCGACACTGCACTACGCTGACCGGTCTCTTTTCTGGCCGGTTGAAAATCGCCGGATTGGAGTATGCAAATGCGGCCAAATTCTCGTGGAGCGAGAACACGGAAAACTGAAATGGCTCTGGCAGCGTGCATAAGTGGCCTAACGAAAAGCTCACCCCATGACTACCGCGCCCAAACCGTCCACCTCGCCTGAAACCGTAAACGCGGTAGTCATTGCGGGTGCAGCGCCTTGTTCGGCACTTCGCAGGTATCGGCTTGTCATGGAGGCTGGATGTCGTCGCAACTGGCGACCACGCGCCGGAAGCGATAGCCACTATCTTAACTGGCTCTATTGGGAAGCGATGAGCAAGGAACACAACATCACCGCAGAAGAAGCAGACAAGGCGTGGAACGATTTCTTGGCGCGGCATGGCGATCTGTATCCGCACGGCTCGTGGCGCGAAACCGAACTCTACTACGAGCGCACGCATATAGTGCCGAATGAGCCAAGCTAAGCAGCACTTTTACGAAAGACAAGCTATGAATACTCAAACAATGATTGCAAGTGGATTTCTCCTATTGATGACCATGCTGCTTGTCTTTCGTAAAAGCAAGCGGAGCGCAGCCGCGCAGCGGTGTCTGCCTTCAGCGGGCGGTTCGTCGGGAACGCTCGCGGTCGAGCGTGGTGAGCCACAGGTAAGCACCGAAGCCAAGGTGAACCAACCCGCTGATAGCTTGGCTCATTCGTCGGAAAAAGCGGCCCGGGCGCTGGTAGAAATCTGGAAATCCGAACAACAAATATGGGAGGAACACGCAAGACTTTACCCCGAATCAATTCTTGCGGAAGTGGCTCCGGCATACGCATCGGTTTTTTCTCAATGCGCCCGCGATCTTGATGCCGCCTTGCAGCCCGGCGCTCGTCCCGCGGCGGGCGAGCGAGCGTTTCCGACGAACGATGGGCGCTAAGCCACAGCGGCGATTAAGAAATGACTTTCGACTGCAAATCGAATCTGGAAACTGCGGGGACTCCCGCCGTTGTTTTCAGCAACTGGTTAGGGAGCGTCAAATACCATGCACTATAAAAACGGCAGAGAAGCAAAGAACGGCGATAAGGTGGTGCTGCTCGGCAACCAGTGGCGTCCGCCAGTGGCGGGCATCCTCTATGATGCTGTGGCCGGCAATAACGACTGCAACGGCAAAATCGCAATCACAACCGCAAACGATCCGTGTCCAGACCTCAAGGAATGTATGCGAGCCGACGACGTGACGGATTGTGTCAACGAAATCGAACGTGCCAAAGCCGCCACGAAAACAACATGACCAACGGGGGCTTGAGTCTCAAAAGCTCAAGCTCCCTAACGAATCAAGCTCAGGAACAGCCACGACGAACGCGGCTGGACTTGGGCAAAACCGAAAGTGATTAAAATGAAAATGACCATCCGAAAACTGGTAGTCGTAGTGGCTGTTTCTTGCAGCGCGTTGTTCGGCATCAAGGCTAAAGACTGGAAAGCCAATCCGGCAAGCCTGTATCTAACCAATCTCGATGCCTACACGATAAAATGGAATCCGGGAACGAACTTCCTGACCATCACAAATCTGGTGTATGTGCAAATGGAAGGAAGCGTAATCGTTCGCGTGACGGATGCGCAGTGGAAAACCATCACGAACCACTACGCCGCCAAACTAACAACCAACACCATCAGCTTCTACAAATGATGCCGAACGAAAAGTCCAGCAACGTGCCGCCGAAAACCTGAATCTAAAAATATGAAATCTGACTCTGAAAAACCAGATGCCGTGACCAAACCGGAGGCGCAAGGCACGTTGGCTGCGACGGCTTGTTCGGCATACCTCGTGGACTGCAACGCCTATGGAAAAGAACCGCTCGAATACAAAACAATATCGAAAGCGCTGGCAGACAATCGAATCGTGAGCGTGTCCAAAGAAGATGACGGAACATTCTGCGTCGAAGAAGGCTGTGATAACTACTTCTGTGGATACCTGACGCGGGAACAACTGCTTGCATGGGCCGAAGAACTCAAGGCTCTCGCCGGTATGCTGAACGATCAAGCTCAGGCACGTCGGAATGACGGCTTGAGCAAACCAGAAACCTTATGAGCAAAACTGAGACGGCCAACCGACGTTGCCTGAAGCGCGTTGTTGGGAGGCTTCGATGAATGACGTGGAGATGTTCGCCGGCCAACCGACGACCAAATATCGGGTGTGGTTGAGACGCAAAAACACGCCCTATGACTTTGAGCGCACGAACACCACATATCTCTACCGAGAAAATGCAGACGCTTATGTGCGAAACCAGTTCCCATCCGACAACGACTTTTGGGAGGCAGAAGTCCGCGCCGAAGATTACAACCTATAAAATGCAAAAGCCTCCTAACATACCAAGCTGAGACATCGGCGACCTGCGATGTCCAGCAACCAGAAACCTTTTATGAATAAAAATGAAACGTCCAACGCCGATTGTCTCCAGCGCCTTGTTGGGCAGCTTGTCGGGGCACTCACGCGAATAGCAAACTGCACCGACGCGCCCGATATAGACGCAACCGGCGACTGGCAAAAAGGACTCCACTGTGGAGTCGAAGACCGAGACTGCCGCGACCGCTACGATGGCGCAGACTACGGGCACACTGTCGGCGTGGAAAAGGCGCTCGAATGGGCATCCAACGAAGCAAAACACGCTCTCTCAAAGCTGCCCAACGGTGAGATCAGCCACAGCCACCGTGCGAAACTTTGAAATGCAAACTGCCCGAACAAACTCAAAAATGATGCAGCCAACTCCAAAGGGCAGTGGCTGTTGGTCTGCATCGAATTGTTAGAACATCGTCAAATGACAACACCAAACATCCAATCAGGGAGCGTGAAGGTCATGCGCTCATACGACTACTGTCACTTCGAGGTCTGCTTAACCTCGACCGAGGCGACAACAGCCGAGTCCGTTGACGCGCTCCGCAAAACGGCGGCACGACTCGCAGACAAAGCGGTCAAACAATACCAGACCGCAAAATGTAACGTGGAGCGGGCGTTGAGCGACAAATCAACTCTCGAAAGCATCCGCTACCGCCACCGCGACATCCTGGGCAAACCCGAATCCGAGCGGACACCCGAAGAAATGGCGCTCGTCAAAGCAGTCGAGGATCGGGCGCATCGTAACCGTCCACAATACGACTATGAGGACGATTGGGACGAACCTGACTTCGATGAAGATAATGACCAGATGTTCTAACAGTTATTCTACAAAGTGAACACCGCACTAAAAACATTCTTACCAGCAAAGGCAAAGTCGCCGCGGTTGCGGGACGAATTCCGCGCGTTTTTGACCTTGCACCACTTTTCTCGGCGCACGGTGGATTGTTACATTTCTTGGGTGCTCCAGTTCGTCATCTGGTCGGGCAAGCGTGATCCCCATCTGATGGGACATACCCGTGTGGAAACCACCATGATTTACAACCACGTGATTTCTCCCGTCGAGAAACGAATCAAAAGCCCATTGGATTTATGACAATTTTCCGATCCATCCCCCGCCGGCTGCCGTTATCGCAGCCCAGCGCGTTCTTTGTTCTAAATCAAAAACGACTAACCCCGGCACATGCCGGAGTTGTCTCACAGATGCTGCCGCCGGACACCACGGCGGCAGCCGGCAGGGGATAAAAAAACAAACCAACAACCACGAAAGACACCATGAAAAAACCAAAAGTTAATCAACCATCCAAAGCCAAAGCCGACTTGAAGGAACTCGAAAAGGCCATGAACGGCGGGACAATTCCCAAACGCAAATCCGGAGAAGAGGTGCAAGCCGCGACCGAAAGCGGTGCGCGAGTTGCCATCAAGTCCGGCGGGGAATCTGGCGGAAAACTAAAACAAGCCGAAGCGACCGCGCTCATTCCTCCGCTCGACGGAGTTGGCAAAGCCGCGAATGCAATGGCTGACTGCATCGTCGCGTGTGACACCGCGGCCGAAGAAAAGGGCAAAGCCGAAAGCAAACTCATCGCGGCGCTGCGCAAAGCCAAACGCACAAGCATCAAGGTCAAAGGCATCAACCTTTTATTAAGCCACATCGGCCCGAAGGATAAAATCACGGCGCAAAAACCGAAATGATTCCCCTCGTCACCCTGTTTGTTGCCGGCCTGCCCAAGGGCCAGCCGCGACCGCGCGCCTTTGCGATGAAGCTCAAAGGCGGCGGCTATTCGGCCCGCGTGTTCGACGCCGGCACCGCCGAAGGTTGGAAGTCTGAAATAGCGCAGACGTGGAAAGGCGTCGTACCGGCAATGCCGATAATCACCGGACCCGTCGCGCTATTTCTGACGTTTCTCATGCCGCGGCCAAAGTCGCACTTCACCAAGAAGGGATTGCGGCCTGACGCCCCGCGCTGGTGTTCCAAGAAGCCCGACGCAGATAATTTGGCTAAAGCGGTTTGTGATTGTCTGACAACAATCGGAGTGTGGCAGGACGACGACCAGGTTGTCGTGTTGCAGGCTGAAAAGAAATTCGCCAACCCCGGCGAGCAGACCGGCGTTGAAATCATCCTGTGCGAGCCGATGGAGGAATGACTATGACACCGCTCGCCGAAAAACTCATTGCTCGTCACGACAGTCGCCAGACTAAAATTGTCGGGCGGTGGAATAGCGGCGAGTTGTTTGGCGCGGTGACGGTCTTGGAAGACAACGGAATGGTGGTTGTGCAGTGCCCCGACGGAATAAATGAGCGGTGGAACCGGGTGGAGTTTTTAAAAAAGTTCAAGCCGATATGAAATCACCCATAACCTCAGACCGATTACAGAAACCGCTGGCGGCGCTGCGCGCGGCCGGCCGCGATGGACTGACTCCGATTGAGTTGAACCGGATCTGCCAGTCAACCCGCGCTTCCTCGGATTTGAGCGAGTTGCGGCAGCATGGCATTCTCATCGAAAAGGAATACGTCGGGAAGTCAGTCGGTGGCCGGCGCGTGTTTCGTTACCGGCTGGCATCAATTCTCCACATGGAAATTTTATGAGCGAACAAACAAAAATAGCATGGACGGATTCAACGGTTGGCCCGTGGCTGATTTGCACCGAGGTCAGTCCGGGCTGTGTCAATTGTTATAGCCGCGAACTGATGATAAACCGACTGAAAACAATCGCGCGCAAGGCATTCAAAGCGGCGGGATTCAAGGACTGGGAAACGCGGCCAGTATGGGGCAAGACCGCTCCTCGAATCCTCACGCGGGGATTCCAGGGGAAGATGCTGGCGATGAACAGGCGACCATTTATTTGCGACAATTGCGGCGATGCGTCAGCGAATATCACTGGCCCGACCTGCAAATGCAGATCAAAGTTCCATCGCCGCCGCTCGTTCCCGTCACTCATTGACTGGCTTGACGACATGCCCGCTGGAATAATTGACCAAGACGGAAACAAACTAGACCCCATTGCGGTGCTGGCGGACTTCCTAGACACGCTTCGTCAATGTGACCAGATGGTTCACATTCTCTGCACCAAGAGGCCGGAGAATTTCTTCCCCAGGATTGAGGCTGTTGCGGCAAGAATCACTGACCATTCAAGGTCGTCATTTGTTCATTCGTGGATTCATGGCTTTGCCCCGACAAACATCATCCTGCTAACCAGCGTCGAGAACCAAGAGCAGGCCGACAAGCGCATCCCGGAACTGCTCAAGATACCGGCAACGTGCCGGGGACTGTCGCTGGAGCCGCTGCTGGGGCCGGTCAATGTCGGGCCTTACATTTTGAGCGACCGTGACAAGGCTGGATTCGACAACCAATTTTTGGAACCTCTGGAAGGATTCAAAGACAAAAAAATTAAGTGGTGCATTGCGGGGGGAGAATCGGGCCCAAAGGCGAGGCCGTGTGATGTAAGTTGGATTCGTTCAATTGTTCAAGACTGCAATGAATGTGGGTGTCCCTGTTTCGTAAAACAGTTGGGGGCAAGGCCGATAGTTGATGAAGCGACACCCGATGGTTGGCCGGTTGGAACGAACCTGATACCTCGCACTGGCGAAACCGCACTCGTTGATTTGCGTGACAAAAAAGGCGGCGACCCGGCAGAGTGGAGTCCAGATTTAAGAGTCCAACAATGGCCTTGCGGATTCTGAAAGTATGAACTCAAAACTTCTCGACCCTCCCCGCTGGCCCGGCGGTCCTAAAATCTGCATCGTCGCCAATCTTCCGGCATTCGAGACTGAGGCCGACGCCATGCAATTCAATGGGGGTGAGCACCCATTGCCCGTGCTGGCGCGCTGGCAATGCCAGTCGTGCGGTGGATGGCATTACTGGTCCACGTCCCGCACGGACAGCAATGGAGCGTTCAAGGGCGGCGCTGAGGCGCTGCCACCGCGGATCGCGAAGCTGGCCCTGGGATGGGGAATGAGGAAAACGGCTTGACGATGAAAACTGAAGTGATAGATTTGAGCGTTCGCAGGAACCGCCGATTTGAGACCGGCGAAAAGACAGCGTAAAATGACAACCGAAATTTCAAGACCATCGTCGTTGATGACCTCGCCAAAATTGCCGCAAGGCAACGCTGTCGTCTCAACATTGGCGGCGATGGCCTTGAGCTTTCCAAAATGAACTTAAAAAATTACACCAGCGGAATTGCTGCTCAAACAACCATATCCTACATTGAAACATACCTGATTGATGCCGGCGCGACCGGCATCATGAAGGAAATTAAGGACGGCCAGGTTGTGGCCATCATTTTTGAGATGCTCGACGAGCGTGGAAGTAAGCGGCTTGTGAAGCTTCCGGCCAACGTCGTTCAAGTTCAGGAATATCTTTGGAGTGAATATCTCGCCTCTCACGTTCGTCCGCGCGCCACCAAGGAGGAAATGTTGGAGCAGGCCGGTCGAACCGCCTGGAAAATTATGCAGGACTGGGTACAGATTCAGGTGTCCATGATAAAGCTGCGCCAAATGTCCATGCTGCAGGTGTTCCTGCCTTACATTTGGGATGGTCAGAAAACATACTACGAATATCTTCAAGGGAAGCAATTCAAGGCACTTCCAGCACCGCAAGCCAACGTAATCGAATCCGAATAATCATCATGCCACAACGATTCTTACGACCAGGGATCCGTACCAGCGAACGATTCAATTCTGTCAGCCGGACTGCCCAGGCTCTTTTCATCGCCATCCTGACCCTCGTGGACGATTATGGACGCTACGACGGGAGACCGTCAGTGCTTTGCGCCGATGCTTTTACGATCTGGAATGAGAAGCATCCCGACGATGTTGTAACTCCGCAGGATTGCGCTGCGGAATCCTGCGCCTTGCAGCGGGCTTTGCTGGTTGATTTTTACGAAGTAGATGGAAAGAAATGTTTGCAAGTGCTTCAATGGGAAGAACGTGTGAGGGAAAACGCAAAGGAAAAATGGCCTAAAAACCGCAATCCGCTGCGGAATCCTGCGGAATCCTGCGGAATCCTGCCTCCCTCGTCCCCGCCTTCGTCCCCGCCATCGCCATCGCCCACGCCATCGCCCACGCGCGCGACCCCGGCGGAAAACTGTGCGCGTGTTGAGGAAGTTCTTAAAACGGCCGGAAAGGTAGCCGACAAGTTGAGAGTACCAGGCCAGCCCAGCCAATCAGACGCCCAGGCCGACATCAACCTGACTGCCTTGCAGCGGATCGAGGAACGGCTGAATCAGGTTTACAAGCGGCCACCAACCCAGCGCTGGGACTGCGACGAAGAGCAGCAGCTTGTCCAGATTGCAAAGCGCGGCGGTGTGCTCGACGAAATGTCCCACATTTTTTATTACCGCGGCCAGATGCCGAGTGACGAACGCAAACGGTTTTTTCCGCAGTCCGTCCGAGCGCTGCTCAACAACTGGGGGCCAACGCTCGACAAAGCCCGCGTTCAATGTCCGAAACCCTCCGATAAGAAAGTTGCTCCAAAACAACCGTCCAACTTGAAACCATTCGTTCAGTCTACGGAGATGGCGAAGAAATTCAGGGAGGCGATAAAAAGTTAACGTCCAAACAACCAACGACAAACAAAACTGAAAGGGCAGCGGCGGTTAGCTCCAGTGAGCTTGTTCGGCTGCTGCCCGGAAAGACCAACAACCATGAAATTCAAAACAGGATTCACAATCGTAGGGCTGATGTATCTCGGCGCGATCATCTTCAACGTCGCGCTCATCGTAGCTGTCGGATGGGTCGCATGGCACTTCATCTCAAAATGGTGGTAGCAGCCGAACAGTTAATTCTACCAACCCGGTTGGCATAATTAAAAAGCACGCTTGACAGTCCACATACCTTAGGGCGAAGGTTCTGGAGTGGCTGCAAGAATAAAAAAACACCCTGGCGGTCGTCCAACAGATTTCAAAGCTGAATACCCCGATCTAGTCTACAAGTTTTGCTTACTGGGTGCGATTGACACTCAGTTGGCAGAATTTTTCAGCGTTTCCCGGCAAACTCTGGACACATGGAAGAAAAAACACCCCAAGTTTCTTGCGTCCATGCGGCGGGGACGTGAACAGGCTGACGCTGACGTTGCGGACGCCCTCTATCATCGGGCAATTGGCTACTCGCATACTGCGGTCAAAATCTTCGGCTCAAATGAATCGCGTGGGGTTGAGAAGGTTCCCTACATCGAACATTATCCACCAGACACTGCTGCTGCTTCATTGTGGCTTCGCAATCGTCAGCCTACTCTATGGCGCGACAAAACTGATATGACGCTTTCAAATCCCGACGGCTCAAATCTGTTCGGCGAAGTCGTGACCGCCATGGCCCAGGCAACCGCCAGAGAAGCAGTCACCGAAATAAAATTCAAATGACTGTCGCCGAGATAGTCCGCGATCCCGAGGCCCGGAGGCAGGCCAAGAAGCTCGCCACACCCGACGGGTACGCCGAAGTCCGGCTGGGGATGAAACTGCACCCGAAGCAGGCCGAAGTGCTGCGCGCGCTATTCAAAAAAAAGTCCCGGGTATCGGCCCGGTGCTCAAACGAAGTTGGAAAGACATCTCACATCGCAGTTGCCGCAATCTTGTATCACCTTGAAATCCTCGGTGGCCAGGCCATCAGCACCGCCGGCAGTTGGATGCAGGTCAGCGAGCAACTCATTCCAAAGCTCAAGGCTCAATCGTTTCGCTTTCCCAAATGGGATTTCCTCGATACGGCGATCAAGATTGACGAGGTGGACCGTTACCTTGGTTTCAGCACGCGCGACGAAGGAACGGCCCAAGGCTTTCACGCCGACCCAAACCGCCCGCTGCTGGCGATCATTGACGAGGCCGCGGCGGTACCGCTACCGATATTCAACGCCATCGAGGAACGCTGCAACCCGACTTACCTGCTTGTCATGGGTTCGCCGCTTGACCCGTCCGGCCAGTTCTACAACATTGAAACTTCACTCGCTTCGCACTACACGCATTTTCATATCAACCAGTTTGATTGCTCGACCGACAAAGGCTGGTGGTGCGACCAGGCGACCATTGACCGGAAAATTGCGAAGTACGGCGCGGAACACCCGCTCGTGTTGTCCAACGTGTTCGGCGAGTTCGCCAAGTCGGTCGAGGGTGCGTTGCTCTCACTTCGGGAGTTTCAGGCGTGCATCAATAATCCGCCTCCACTGCACGACGGCGACCTGCACGCCTTCATTGACGTGGCCGGCGGCGGCAACAAAAACATCTTCGCCTTCCGGCGCGGCAACCGGGTTCGCATTGAAAAAATCTGGCGCGACAAATCCGAGATGTCAGCCATCGGGGAGATCATCGCCATTTTCCGCCGATTGCAACGCTCCGATGGATTGGAGATCGAAAACGTCAGCCTGGACGCGAGTGGCGCCGGCAAACCAATGGCCGACCGCGCGCGTGAAATGGGTTATGATTTTAACCGCTTCCTGGGCCAGTCCGCACCGCGCTTTGATGACGAGTATTACAATTCCCGCGCCGAGGTTTGGGGCAGCGGTTGCGCGAACATCAAGGCTTGCGGCGTCATTATTCCCGACAACGAGGACTTGCGCATGCAGTTGCTTCAGGCCGTGCTCAAGCGCCATTCATCGGGCAAATTCCTGATGGAATCGAAGGAGGACATGGTGAAGCGCGGGTTGGAATCACCTGATGAAGCTGATGCCGTGCTGGGCTGTATGATGCCCGCGCCAATCGCCAAGTCGGTCAACCTGATTGACCAGGCAAAAGAAATTGCTCGACAAACGGATTGGGAAGGGCGAAGTAACGAGGAAGATGGAAACGCAGAACGAAGATTCTTCAACTAAATGAAAACTACAGTCATACACCACAGCGCCGACTACGACGGCATTTTCTGCCGCGAAATCGCCCGCAAATTCCTTCCCGACGCCGAACTGATTGGGTGGGATTTTGGAAACCCACCACTTGCCATTCCTGATGGCAAAATATACGTCCTAGACCTTCCGGTTGACCGGATATTTGGTTTTCAATATCCCAAAGACCCGTTTCCGACTGAACTGAAAGAGCGCGTCATCTGGATTGACCACCATAAAAGCTCCATAGAAAGTTTCGAGCCGCAAGAAGGTTGGGTTCACGAACCGGCTGGGCGCGACAGCTTCAATGTGCCATATAATGAGTTTTGGAGGCGCGGTCACGAAACGCGAACCACACCACCGCCGACTCCGTTAAACATTCCCGGCTACCGCATTGACGGGGTGGCAGCGTGCCGGTTGGCGTGGTTTTACTTTACAGCCGAAAATAGGTACTGGCATCAAAGTGAATCTCCGTCACGGGAATGGTTTCAGACGCATTATCCATTCGCCACGAAGCAAGATTTCGTTGATCGAAAAGTCGAGGAACCGCTCGCAGTCCGTCTCGCTGGCGAGTACGACATCTGGGACAAGCGCGACCCCAACGCCGACGTGTTTCAATTTGGGTTGCGCTCTCAGGAATTGTCGCCCCAAAAATGGGCGCACCTTTTGACCGACGATGTTGGCCCAGACCAAGCCATTCCTCACAAATACAACACACTCGTCTTGGGTCTGCTCACAGATGGAAAAATGCTTCAAACCTACCAACAGCGCAACGATGCCGGAATGATGGAACGCAGCTTCATCGTCGAATGGGAAGGCTTGAAGTTTCTCGCGTTGACTACGGCACGTTGCAATTCGCTGACGTTTGCCGCCAAAGACGTTCCTGAAACTGGCCATGATGCACTGATGGGGTTTTACTACAGCGGAAAAAAGTGGTCGGTTTCACTTTACCACGCCAAGCACAACACCGGAATTGACCTGTCTAAAATCGCTGTCAAATATGGCGGCGGAGGGCATCGTGGGGCGTGCGGGTTTCAGGCAATCGTACTTCCGTTTGTATGAGCAAGGCGCTTTACGAATCCGCCAATCGAATGCTGCTGGCCCGGCTTCGTTGGGAACAAAAACAGCGCACGTTCTACACGATGCGGCATGACGGATTGCCGCGAACGAACAAACCCTTCCCGTCCGCCGCCGATGGCCACGTTGCCGTCATTGACAACGCCATTCGCAAGAACAAACCGTTCCTTGTCGGTCAACTCACCTCGGGCAATCGGCTGTGCCAGTTCGTATCACTCAAACAGCAGGTCGAAGCCCTATCCGACGCCGCCGCCGACTTTTACGATTTTCTCACGTTCAACCGCTCGACGCTGATGGACGAAATGGACTGTGTATTCGACACCTGCTACTTGCGAGGCCGGGGCGTCATTAAATGCACGGTTGACCCGCTCGACGATTACGCGCTCAAGGACGAAGCCATTGACCCGCTTTTCATTCTGATGCCGCAGGAAGCCGACGATTTCGAGGATGCCGACGAGTTTGTTCACGTTCGCCAGTTCACTGTTGCTAAGTACATGCGTCTTGACCAACGCTGGAAAAAAGACGACGTGACGATTCAAAAAATTCGCGGCCAGCCGGCGGCGAACATCAACGTCATCATCCAACAAAAGCGATTGCAAGAGGGCATCAATTACACGAGCAACACGGAACAGATTTTGGTTTGGGAACACTGGAAGAAAACCCAGGGCGGACACACGGTCAGTTATTACTCGCCGCTCTCGCCGGAAATCGAACTGCGCCAGCCGCACGGCAACCCGTTTAAAACCGGCGGCAAAGAATCCGTTCCGTTCTTCTCCTTTCCGATGGAGAAAAAAGACAAGGGTTGGTATGCGGTGCGCGGCCTGGGCGAACTGTTGGCGCCCGATGAACAATTCGCCACCAAGATCGTCAACGAGTGGGCGGATTACATGACGTTCTCCAACCGCCCGATTTACTCGGGTGACAAGGAAATCACCAACGCGGCGAATTACCGATGGCAGCCCGGCGAATACATTCCGGGAAATATTCACAGTGTACAGCAGTCCGCGCCGCCAATGTCATTTTCTGAAATGCTGATGCTTTCGCGCGGCATGGCCGAAGAAAAAGCGCAGTCGCCCGACTTCGGTATTACGTCGAGTGAGGGCCAGAACACCAACGGCGGCAAGCCGCGCACGGCGACTGAGAACGACCGCATTGCCGCCCTGCAACAAACTGGCGGTAACTATCAGGCTTCAATTCAACGCCGCGTGCTCGCCCGGATGCACCGGCATCGCTGGGGTTTGATTGTCCAGTTCAAGCAGCGCGACTTCGCGTATTACGCCGCCGGCCAGATTGGAACGCTGCCCGAACAGGCGTTGCATGATCAGTACCTCATCACTCCCGACGGATCTCCTGAAGGCTGGAATCCGGTTTTGAAGTTTCAGAAGGCGATGGCCGCGCTTCAGGCATTCGCCGGAAATCCAAACGTGGACATGGAGGTGCTGACGCAAGCCGCGCTCAACGCCTACGATGGCCGCATTGCGCTGAAGGCTTTCACGCCAACGAACATGAAGGGCGCGAGCGAGTACGAGGACCAGGCCATGGAGATTCTTCTTCTCAATGCCATGCCGCCGTTCCCGGTTACCGTTGACCCGAAGCAGGACCAGCCGTCGCGCATCAAGTGCATCATTGACTGGATGCACGCCGCCGGCAAGCTGGGCGTGCCGGTCAACCCGCTGGGCAAACAGCGTGTTCATCAAAACCTTGTTCAACGGTTGCAGATTCTGAAGCAGCAGAACCCGGCGGCGGCAAAACAGATCGAGCAGCAGTTGATGCAGATGGAACAGCAGCCGATGGGCGGCGCGCCACCGCAGCAAAACGGACAACCGCCGGTCAACGGGAATGGTGCGCCGCCAACGGCGACCGGAACCGAAGATGCTGCGTCGAAAGAAAGTTTGTCCATCAACTACAAAGACGCGCCCGAGGACATTAAACGCCAGATGGAATCCAAGGCCGGATTTGTCCCGTCGAAACTTCCGCCGAAACCTGAACCGGTTAAACTTCCACCCGCACGACCATAATGGGAAAAGCCAAACAGGCGGGAACATTTGAAGAGCGGCGCGCGATTGCGATTGAGCGCAACGCGAAGATTCTCGCCGCGCTCCCGAAATGCTCGGAAAATCTATACGTAAAGTTTGTAAAAAAACACGGCGTTAAAAAACTGGTAAACCTCATTCCGCAAATTGCACACACATGAGTGCCTTTAACAAACTCGCTAAGAAGCTTTCCAAAGAGCCGGATGTAACATCGCCCAAGGGACTCGCTGCCTTCATTGGCCGCCACAAGATCGGCCAGTCTGCGATGACGGCCCGATCAATCGCCGGCCGCAAGCGCAATACATGATCTAAAAAAATAGTTGACAAAACTGGGCAACCACACGATAAATCCCAAAAGTGAACTGGCTCAAACAACTATTTCGCCGCAAACCCAAAGCCCGGCCTGTCATCTCATTCCGAATTGTGCAACCCGTCTTTGAGCAATGGACCGGCGATGACGTAACCAATCTCTGCCACTTCTTAAAGACTCCAACCGGCCAGAAGCTCGTCTCCATCTGCGGCTCCGAAACGCTTCAGACCGGGATGAAGGAAGCCAGCGGCGACACGGCTGCACCCAAAGCGGCCGGCATGGATTATCTACTGCGGTTTCAGTTCAACCTGGCATCCAGCCAAGAACTGGCAAGAATTTCGCGGGCCGCCGGCGATCAGGCGGCAACGACAGACAACGCCGAACAGAAGGCCGACGTTGACCCTGCAATTACGCGCTCCTTCTGAACTCGAAAGAGATTGATCTATGCCCATTGACCTTGACAATGACGCAACACTGACCGAGGCAATCGAACGGCTTGAAGGCGCGGAAGCGACCCAGCCGCCGATTCCCGAAGAAGCGTTTGTGCAGGCTGATCCCGATGCCCCTCACCAGCCGGAGGAGAAATCAAAGCCAGCGGGTAAAACACCCGATTCCAAGTCCACCGACACACCAGCCGGGGCTGAACCCAAGCCGCCGACCGAGCCGAAAGAGAAGATTGAAACTCCACCGGAAAAGCCAAAGAAGGACGCCAATGGGAATGTCCCTTCTGCTTTCTCCAAGAACGCTCAACGCCTTGAAAAAAACTGGAAGGCGGTTCAAGAAAGAACCACCCAGCTTGACGCCAGCGAAGCGCAATTAAAACAGCGCGAGCAGACCATCGCCCAGCGCGAGCAAAAAGCGCAACTGGCGGATGCCCGCGCCAAATCAAAGTTCACGCCCGAGCAATACGAGCAGGCGGCCAGCGGCAAGTTAAAATCCGCCGAGACGCTGACGCTTCAGGCCGACGGACTTGATCGCCGCGCCGAACAGCTCGAAGCCGACGGAAAATACGGCGAAGCGGAACTGGCCAAAAAGCAGGCGCAAGACTTGCGGGAGCAGGCGGCGGGCGTAAAGTACACCGCCCGGCAGATGAAGGAAATGGCGGAAAACCTTCGCAAGAATCCTGACCCGACCATTGAGCAGCACAAGGCGGCGATGGAAGGGCAAAAAAAGTATTACCTGGTTGAAGCGGCCAAGCAATGGCCGGATTTGGCGAAGGACGGGAGCGAGTTTCAAAAGCAAATGGCGGGACACTTGAAGGCGGCGGCCGACCTGGGCATTGACCCCAACGAGTTTCCCTCGATCTTCTATCACGCGGCGCGGTTGACGGCGGCAGAAACAGCGGCGGCTCGTGTGCCGGCGATGGACAAGGAACTGGGTGAGTTACGAGCGAAGGTTAAGGAACTGGAACTTCTGACCACCCCCGGCGGCGGACAAGGCTCCGCTCAACGTCAGCCCGAAGCGGGCGCCAAGACGGATGAGCAGGAAGAAGCCGAGTTGCGCCACGAGGCCAATCAAAGAAGCTAGTTTTGGAACGCCTTCGCTGCCATCGTTTTTATGGCAGCAACAATTACCACTTTAGCACCGACCGATTTCACGAATCGGTTACAGAAATACTTCTCGCGTCAGTTGCTTCTGGCAGCGATTTACAACCTGCGCCTGGGAGCGTTCGGCACGGCGAAGGAACTGCCTGCGAACAGCGCGGCCAACACCATCCGCTTCTTCCGACCGCGCCGGGCAAAGAAGGGAACGGCCACAACCGGCCCGCGCCGTCTGTCGGCTGGATCTATGACCACCGGCCAGTACACGACCGACGGAACTCCGCTGACACCGGAATCTCCAGGCGCGGCCATTGGTTACGTGGACATCATGCTCCAGCAGCGCGGCGACG